TGACTCGCCAAGTAGCGACACGCCAAACACGTATACGCTTTGCTTTCGGACAAAAAGCCCTCATACTGATACTACAAACGCTGAGAGGGCTACTCGGTTTAGTAGCTCAATCGGCCTTAACAAAGGGCAGATAATGAATAGTTTAGATTTAATCGTAGTAGGTATGGTCGTATTATTTATGGGCTTGTTTATTTATGCAGCTTATGAAATGGGCTATAAAGTAGGACTAGGCGAGGGTTTCTTACGTGGTCGTAATATTGCTAAGGCGCTAAAAGAAGCCGAGGCTAAGCGATGAGTAATTTTCTAGCAGGGTACGAGGACGTAAACGCTCGTATTAAGCGCTTTAGATCCGAGTTTCCATCGGGCCGATTAGTGGCCTACATCGAGGATATTGACGTAATCAAAGGCACCATCCTTGTTAAAGCTGAGGCCTACCGCGAATATGAGGACATGCAGCCGAGCGCGGTTGATTACGCTTTTGGTAACGTTTCGACTTATCCAAACAATATGAAAAAATGGTTTATAGAGGACACAATTACCAGCGCTTACGGCCGGGTTATTGGTCTACTAACTCCAAGCCTCGAGCACAACGCTAGACCTACGGCTCAGGATATGCAGAAAGTAGACACACTACCCGCAGACTCCGACCCTTGGAGCACTAAAGCCTCTATCGAGGATATGGCTACGATGGCAAGCTCTTTGCTAGAAATCGGTGCGCAACTCGGCAACGAGCTAGTCCCTGAGGGGCCTAGATGCTCGCATGGGACGATGATTTGGGCCGAGGGCACGGCCAAGGCTACGGGCAAGCCGTGGGCCGCGTACAAATGCACCGAGCGAGTACGAGCTAATCAATGTAACCCGATTTGGCACGTAATGACCTCAACCGGACAATGGAAACCCCAAGTATGACAAAGCAGAGATTAATAAAAGTGCTAGTAGTTTTTGAGATAGCGGCTTTAATTGCCATGGGAGTTTCAATATGGGCGAAATAACCTTTATCAAAGACGGCCTCGCTACGACTATCCACGATAACGGCGATACGACCGTAATCAAAGCCAAACAATGCGACGAGTGCAACAAATGGCATACGGCTCTAGGCGGCTTTTCGTATCGTGATGTAAGCGGCGAGATAGTTATATGGTTATGCGCACAATGTCGCGCGTAGCTAAAGTAATTCTTGATAGGTCTCAGGAGATTACGGCGCACCGTGTAGGACTAGAGCGCACGGTGTTACGTAATGCAGATCCTAAAGATGCTAGTAATTTTGGGCAGACCTATAGCAACTGGCACGAGCTGGTATGGCAAGAGGCCGAGGGGTGCGGAGCAGAGATGGCCGTAGCTAACTTTTTTGGCGATTATGCCTACGTGCCTCAGGTCGATAACGCGCACGATACCGCCGACGTTGGCGAAAATATAGAGGTCAAATGGACCAAGCACGCTAACGGCCACTTAATACTACAAAATAGAGGAGCGGGCAGGCCTAACGATGTAGCTATATTAGTTACAGGTTTAAGCCCTGTATATATCCTTATGGGATGGATGCCTGTACATATGGCTAAGCAAGCGAAATACAAGCACCCCTATCAAAATAACTATTGGGTGCCTCGCTCTAATCTCTTTGAGATGCAATACCTAAAGAGGTCTAACTATGGGCTATAAAACTAAGTGCCGTTTATGCGGCAAGGTAACAGAGCACATAGAGCGCGTAGTAACCGATAACCTGCCGCCTTACGTTAAATCTTTACAATGTATCAAATGCGGTGTTATGGGCATAGTCATGCTTGAGGATCTAAAAGATGCTTAGGGTAGAGCCGATTAGCTATAACCATGCTTACGAGCTTGTAAACGCTTTTCACTATTTAGGACCTAAGCGCTTTATAGGCCAGCACGCTTTCGGGCTTATCGAGGATATACAGGTAATTGGAGCGGTGGTTTACTCGCCGCTAAGTGTGCCTAACTCGGCCACTAGCGCGTTTGGTCTACCTCGTGGGAATTATCCCGAGTTACTAGAGATGAGCCGATTAGTGCTTGAGCCGGAGCTTAACGGTAAAAACTACGGATCTATGCTTGTAGGTCGTAGTTTAAGGATGTTAAAGCAACGTGGCATAAGGGCCGTTATTAGTTATGCCGATAGCTCTAGGCACGTAGGTGCGGTCTATCAGGCTTGCAATTTTGGCTACTACGGGCTAACGCCTCAGAAAAACGATTTTTACTTTGCCGATGGCACAAAGCTAAGTAGAGGTAAGAGTAAGGGTTTCGAGGGTCATTGGGAGCCGCGCTCGCGTAAGCATCGTTACGTTTATTTACTAGATAAAAAGCTGGTACCTATATGGGAGCAAGAGCCTTACCCTAAATTAAATGAGGTTAGTAATGTCTCATAGTTATCCACATAAGTTATCCACAAGAGTTAATAACCTGTGGGACACGCTCAAGAATACGCTCAAGATTGACTCCTATTTGACTATAGGTATACGCTCCATACTCGCAGGCGAGCCGCTACCGCGGATAGCTCGCAGGCGTAGTACGGTGCTATTGGCCGGTCTATTGCTATTTGGCAATATGCCTGCATCACAAGCTATAAACACACAAAGAGATAAAGAAAACTACAAACTCTACGCGCATATAAAGCTCCTCAATGCAAAGCAATATAGATGCCTAGAGGTCCTATGGAATAGAGAGTCACGCTGGGACCCGAGAGCAAATAATCCTAAGAGCTCTGCATATGGTATACCCCAGCTACTTAAGATGAGAGAGTTAGACCCGTTTAAGCAAATAGACTTAGGCCTTAAATACATAGCTCATAAACACTTAAGCCCGTGTCGAGCCTTGGACTACCATAACAAGCGAGGCTTCTATTAATGGTACAAGGTAAGCACGATCCACGCGTAAGCCGAGCATACAAGCAACAGAGACTACGAGTATTAGCTCGAGATGGCTACACCTGTGCATATTGCGGGTATACAGGCGATGATATGACGGTGGACCATATACAAAGTATTAAGTCAGGCGGAGACCCTATAAGCCTTGAGAATATGATTTCGTGTTGCCGGCCGTGTAATAGCGCTAAAGGCTCACGCTCACAAGGCGTTTTTTTAGCACGCAATTCTACCCCCCCTGCCTTTGCTGGCATTATCTCCCCAAAAACGTCGGGTACGGTCCCTGCCGGTCCGTGTACGGGCCAACCTGAGCAGAATTGATAGGGATATGAGCGAAATAAAAACGCCTCGCTATGGGGCTACTGAGCCTCGCCTACATAGTCCCTACCTCGAGGGAAAATCTCGCGGGGTTGAGATTGCTCAGCTGGCAGACTCAATAGGGATGCCGCTTTTACCCTGGCAAAATTTTGTAATTTCGGATATGTGCACCGTAGACGAGAATAATATGTTTATCCGTAAAACTAATTTAATTTTATGCAGCCGCCAGCAGGGTAAAACTCATCTCGCGCGTATGGTCATGCTCGGACATATGTTTCTATTTGATAGCCCTAATGTGCTCATTATGAGCTCGAATAGATCCATGGCTTTAGACACCTTTAGGCAGGTCGCCTACGCTATTGAAAATAATGACGGGATGCGTAAACAGGTTAAGCAAATTAGATACGCTAACGGCACCGAGTCGATAGAGCTAAAAAACGGCCATAGGCTCGATGTTGTAGCGGCAACTCGGGACGGTTCCAGAGGCCGCACCGCTTCGCTTTTGTACGTCGATGAAATCCGCGAAATTTCGGAGGAGGGCTTTAGAGCTGCAACACCTACGACCCGCGCTAAGCCTAACGCTCAAACACTTTTAACTAGCAACGCTGGCGATGCTTTTTCGACCGTGCTTAACGATCTGCGCGAGAGGGCCCTTAGCTCACCTCCTAAGACGTTTGGTTTTTACGAATACTCGGCTCCTCAATTTGCAGCTATTACCGACCGCGATGCGTGGGCTATGGCTAACCCTGCGCTTGGCTACACGGTTACGGAGGACTCACTCGAGGAGGCGGTGGCAACTCAACCTATAGAGACGACTAAAACCGAGTTACTTTGCCAGTGGATTTCGTCCACGGCCTCACCCTGGCCGCATATGTCGGTGGAAAATGCAGGCGATAAGGATCTTAAAATGTCAGCGGGACCGCTTACTATCTTTGCTTTTGACGTGGCACCGTCTAGGCGCGATGGCTCGCTCACGATGGGCCAGATATTGCCGGATGGTCGTATAGGGGTCGCGGTGCTTGAGACTTTCCATAGTGACGTTTCTATCGACGAGCTTTACATGGCAGACCATATAGCCAAATGGTGCAAAGACTTTTACCCTCGGACCGTTTGTTACGACAAATACACTACGGCCTCTATTGCCAAACGCCTTGAGGTAAACGGCATAAATATTACCGATATCTCAGGACAAAAGGGGTACCAGGCATCGGGAGACCTCCATCAAGCGCTCTCAAATAATCGTCTCGTGCACTCGGGCCAAGATGAGCTAGTAACTCATATGTCTAATTGCGCGGCTAAAGAGTCGGCGGATAGCTGGCGTATCGTGCGCCGTAAATCGGCAGGGCCCGTAGACATAGCTATCGGCTTATCTATGATTGTGCATATCCTTAACCAGCCGATGGCCGAGGCTAAAGTTTATATTTAGACACGCCGCCTAATACCTGATTTTGTCCTTGACATTTTGAGAAAATCCCCTCCATGGGAATACTCCAAACTCTAGGGCTTAAGAGCTCCGATAAACCTCAGGTAGAGGCTCAGTACGCACCCGCCGTAATGGATACTAATTACGGTTACGGCTCTTTTAATACTGGCACTTTCGGTAATAACGGCGTTGCTATAGATCGTAACTTTGCTTTACAGGTCGCAAGCGTTGCCAGGTGTCGTAATTTAATTGCGGGAGTAATTAGCTCTATCGATTTAGCATTATATAAAAAATCAACGGGCGAAAAATTAGGTACTCCTATTTGGTTAGAGCAGCCCGATTTGAGACAACCTCGAAGCGTTACTATTTCTGCAACGGTTGATAGCTTGATTTTTTATGCGGTGGCCTACTGGCGCACGACCTCATTATATGCCGACGATGGACGGCCCTCAGGCTTTGAGTGGGTAGCTAATAATCGCGTTACCTATACAACTAACCAATACGGTACAGAGATAGATGATTATTTTGTAGACGGTATTAGAGTACCTATGAGCGGTATTGGATCTCTTGTTACTTTTCAATCACTTTTGCCGGGCGTATTACAGAGCGCTAGTACAACTATAAAAGCAGCTTACGACATACAAAAAGCAAGCGCGGTAAGTGCAGCTACACCGATGCCGACCGGTGTGCTCCGGAATACTGGCGCCGACCTGCCCGAGGCACAAATTCAAGGATTACTCGCAGCTTTCAAGAGCGCCCGGCAAAACCGTAGTACGGCTTATTTAACTAGCACTCTCGAATATGTCCCTACATCTTTCTCACCTAAAGACATGACCTACACGGAAAGTAGCCAGTACCTTTCTACGGAAATCGCGCGCGCGATGAACGTGCCAGCAGCGCTAATTTCTAGTGACATGAATAATAGTATGACGTACCAAAATATTTTAGACGGTCGTAAAGAATTTGTAGCTTATTCGTTGCAGCCTTATATCTCAGCTATTGAGGACCGGCTAAGTATGAATGACATAACAAACTCCTCAAATCAAATTCGTTTTGCCGTAGACGATACGTTTTTACGCGTGGATGCTAAAGAGCGTTTAGATATTATTGAGCAAATGTTAAATCTAAATTTAATCGATGTAAACCAAGCCCGACAAATGGAGCAACTAACACCGCTAGGAGATACAAATGCTACTAACGTTTAGCCAAGAGATACAAGCCGCCGACGTAGAGCGACGGATGATTTCGGGACTAGTCGCGCCATATGGCGAGATTGGTTTTACAAGTGCGGGCCCTATTATGTTTGAGCGGGGCTCTATCGCTATCGCCGAAGCTGCTAATATTAAGTTACTAATGCAACACCAGCAAGATAAACCCGTAGGTCGCGCCGTTTCGTTTAGCGACTCTACCGAGGGCGTATACGGATCCTTTCGTTTAAGTATGAGCTCCCGGGGACAGGATGCTCTTACGTTGGCGCAGGAAAATCTCGTTTCCGGCTTATCCGTAGGGGTCGATGTTACGGCCTCTAAGCCGATGGGCGATTACCTGCTCGTTACGGCGGCGGTCCTCAAAGAGGTATCGCTGGTAGAAAGCGCGGCCTTTTCTAGCGCCGGCGTAAATGAAATTGCAGCGGCACGAGCTGAGCTCATCGCTGCGACTAGCACAAAAGAAAAAACTACAACTATCTCTACGACCATCGTAGAGGTTGAAACAGAAACCGAAAGCGAGGAAGCTGTGACTACAGCCCCAGAAAATACATCGGAGGAAACTCCGGTCGATACACCGGTAGAGGCTGAGAAAGTCGAAGCCGCTCGTAAGATTATCCGACCATCCGTTTTAGACTCTCAGCGAGTACGTACGCCAATTACATCTATGGGCGCATATACAGAGCACAAGATTAAAGCTGCACTCGGTAACGAGGACTCTAAGCTATATGTAACCGCAGCCGACGATAGCTTTAGTACAAACCCGGCATTTTCTCCAACTCAATACCTATCAGAATTTCCAACTAACACTCGTTTCGGTACACCTGCTATCGATGCTTGCTCTCGTGGAGTATTGCCAGCTTCTGGCATGACTATCAACGTGCCCTCACTCGTTACTAGCGCCGGTGGACAATCAGGCGTAGCGCCTGTTGTAACTGTTGAAGCCGAAGCGGGAGCCGTACAAAATACCGGAATGGTTACAGAATATCTAACCGGAACAATTAACAAATACTCCGGAATGAATACCCTGAGTATTGAGCTCCTGGAAAGATCGGATCCAAATTTTTATAACGAGCTCACGACTCAACTCCAGAACGCGTATTTGAAAACGCTGGACACAACCGTATTAGCCGCTCTAATAACCGCGGGTACTGTTGCTACAACCGCTCAAGCTGCTACCTCCGCAGGAATTATCGGATACACATCCGAAGCGGCTCGCCTTGTTTATGAAGCTACAGGTTATTTCGCTAGTAACTACATAGCTAACGGTAGCCAGTGGCAATTACTCCTCGGCGCATCGGATACAACAGGCCGGCCAATTTATTCAGCTAGTCAGCCAATGAACGCGGCCGGACTTACTCAGCCTGGCTCAATTCGCGGAAACGTACTGGGCTTAGACCTATTCGTGGACAAAAATTTTGCCGCAACTACAACCGTAGACGACTCAGCTATCATTTTGGCACCTGAGGCCTTTACTGTTTATTCCAGCCCTACGGCTTATATGAGCGTAAACGTAGTAAGTAATCTCCAGGTCCAGGTGGCAATTTATGGCTATATGGCCACTATTGCCAAAATGCCTAAGGGAATTATCCGCTACAACTTTACCTAAGCAATAAACCTAATAGTCGGTAGGGCTCTTAGCCCTTTGAGCCCTACCGGCCTTATTAAGATGAGGAGATTAAAGTGCCAGCTACATACGTCACCGAGGCCGAGCTTCGTGCGAATTTGGGAATTGAAAATTTATATTCCTCAGATATTGTAGAGACCTGTTGCCAGGCTGCTCAAGATCTTATAAACCAGTTTTTATGGTTTGACTCAGCTCCCGTAGTAGGAGCGACGTTACAAAATAACGTAGCAACGGTAATGATTTCTAACCCTGCAATATTTAGCACGGGGCAGAGCGTAACCTTGAGTGGATGCGGCTCAACCTTTAACGGGACTTACACTATTACGGGCACCATGCCGTTTACTACAGGTACAACTAATAATTTTCCGTCTATTGCTTTTAATACAAACGCCTATAACTATCCAAACGGATATAGTTTTATCCAATTTACTAAAGTGGCAGCTAACGTTAATTTTTTTAGAATATTGCCTTTTGGCTCGGTTGTGGGCGCAGACCTTAAGACAAACTCCTACGCGACTACGCCTGCTATCCGTGAGGCCTCTATGGTCCTAGCGGTAGATATTTTCCAAGCTCGACAAGTCTCACAAACGGGCGGCGTATCTATAGACGGCTTTAGTCCAAGTCCCTACCGCATGGGTAATAGCATGATTGGAAAAATCCGAGGGCTTATTGCGGGATACATAAACCCTAATGCGATGGTCGGATAATGACCGCGCCTATTACAACTCTTAGAGCCTCACTAGCTGCGGCCCTTACTAATACAAATGTTTGGAATACCTATAGCTTTCCTCCGGCGACTATAACCGCAAATAGCGTAATCGTCTCTCCGGCAGATCCCTACATTACACCGACTAATAACGAGTATGCCACTATCTCGCCTATGGCCTCGTTTCGTATTATTTGTAACGTGCCGCTCTACGATAACCAAGGTAATTTACAGGGTATCGAGGACATGGTCTGCGCCGTCTATGCAAAATTAGCGGCCTCACCTATCGTTATGAATATTGGCCCTGTAAGTGCGCCAAGTGTTTTAACCGTACAAAGCGGTGATTTACTAACTACTGATATAACTATCTCAATACTAACCGAGTGGAGTTAAGCATGAGCCTAACCGAGGAGGAAATCGCCTTTCTTATTAAGATAGGGCAGATTACCGAAGCACCTAAAAAAGAAAACAAATCAAAAGACACACCAACAGATAAGGACGAGGAGTAAAAAATGGCCGTATATATGACCAATGGTGTCGTGGTAACTCTTAACTCTGTAGTACTGAGCGATCACGTCACGAGCGCAACTATTAACCGTGTTTTTGAAGAGCTGGAGGTCACCAGCATGGGCGACTCATCCAGAAAGTACACAAAAGGTTTAGAAACTAGCACCATCACGCTAGACTTTTTAAGCGATACCGCAGCCGCTAACGTAAACGCTACGCTGCAAGCTGCATGGGGTACGACCGTACCTCTTACACTAAAGCAGACAAGCGCAGCCGTTTCAGCGACTAACCCTCTCTATTCGACTACAATTTTGGTAAACAATACGACCGACATTAACGGTGCCGTCGGCGATATTGCCAGCCAGTCGATTACGTTCACCTGTAATTCCGTTATTGTAATTACTACTAGCTGATAAAAAGAAAAGGGGCTAACAAATGGCAAGACTCAAAATAACAAGGGCTACGGGCGAGGTTACTGAGCATCAGATAACCCCACGTATCGAGTACGCCTTTGAGCTTTATGCAAAGCAAGGGTTTCACAAGGCCTTTCGTTTAGATGAAAAACAGAGTGACGTTTACTGGCTGGCGCATGAGTGCTTAAGGTCGGCAGGCGTTACGGTGCCTATGTTTGGCGCTGAGTTTCTCGATATGTTAGTTAAGGTCGAGGTACTAGACGACGAGCCTTTAAGCTAGGGCGCGACTCTCTAACTCACCTGGTAGCGCAACTATCAATAAGGTTAGGGATCGCGCCTCAAGCGGTACTCGAGCTAGATACCGAGATGTTTAAGATGTTAGTAAAGGTATTAAACGAGCAAGCGGAGGAGTCTAAAAATGTCCGTAAACCTGGACGGCGTTAAAGAGACTATCCGCGCGCTGCGTAAAATAGATCCTGAGCTACTAAAAGAAATGAATAAAGAGATTAAAGGCGTGATGATACCTATCCGTGATAAGGCTAGGGACTACGCTCCTACGGCTGCTCCCGGTGGGCTTTACAACTGGGACGATGGGGCTAAAGATAAAAAAATTACCGCGCGTACCTCAGCGTTTAGAGAGTCTACTTTAGGCGGTACTACTCGTCGCCTTTTTCCTTTGTATAACGCGGAGGTTACGCGCAAGGGTATCTATTACTCTCAGGCTCCAAGTAAGCGCAATAGCAGGGGATGGAGCTCTCAGTACATCGTAGCTAATGCCTCAGCTAGTGGAGCTATTTATGAGACCGCGGGACGTAAAAACCCGGGCGGCTCCTCAAAGAGTCGGTCTAATAACCCTCGCGCAGGTGCTAATTTTATTAGCCGTATGGGGCCTTTGTATGGTCCTGACCAAGCCTCTCGCGGTCGCATGATTTATAGAGCTTGGTATGAGGACCAAGGTAAAGCTAAGGCTGCGGTAGTAAGAGCTATTGAAAATACCATAGCCGCTTTCAACCAAGGCCGCTACGACAAGGCCGCATAATGAAGCTACCCGATTTATTTGTTAATGCCGTTACAACCTTTGACGGCAAGGCTTTAGCTAAAGGACAAAAACAGATAGGCGGCTTTGAAAAAAGCGTAAAAAGTTTAGCTAAAGCGTTTGGCGTTACTTTTGGCGCTGCGGCTTTAGCGCAATTTGGTAAAAAATCCGTTAAAGCCTTTGCCGAGGATGAAGCCGCCGCCGTACGTTTAACTAAGGCCGTAGAAAATCTAGGGCTTGGCTTTGAGAATACACGCATAACCCGATTTATAGCCGACCTAGAAAAGTCTGCCGCCGTCGCCGACGATGTTTTAAGGCCTGCGTTTCAGACCCTAATTTCTACGACGGGCTCGTTTACTAAGTCTCAGGATTTATTAAACCTTGCCCTCGAAATCTCGGCAGGTACTGGCATCGATGCCGCCGAGGTTGCTAAAGATCTAAGCCTTGCCTACCTTGGACAAACTAAAGGTATAGCTAAATACAACACGGGGCTATCTAAAACAGAATTAACCGCTGCGGGTTTCTTGACTATCCAAGAAAAACTAACCGAGCAATATAGCGGGCAAAATGCAACTCGTTTAGATACTTACGCGGGTAAGGTATCGGCCGTACAAATCGCTTACGGAAACCTGCAAGAAACCGTAGGCGGCGCTTTAGTCGATGCTTTTGCGCGGCTTGCAGGCGATACAACTACCGAGGATCTAACAGAAAGCGTAGATAACCTTGCCGACTCTTTAGCCGCGGTCGTAGAATTAGTAGGGCAACTAGCTACGCCTTTTGTATTTCTAGCTAAACTCGGTGGCGA